TCAGGCCGCTACGTTGCCGAGCCCGATCCGGCCGGCGCTGCGTCCGGCCAGAGCCTTCGCTGCATCCGGGCGACGCTTGCCGAAGCGCTCCATCGTGTAGCCCGGTGAGTGATGGCGGGCGTTCGCCGACACCTCGACGGGGCTTTCCTTCGCGTTGAGATCGTTGGTGATCTTCGAGGCCCGCCAGTCGTGCAGCCGAAAGCCGTCCGGCAGGTGGAGCCGGTTGCGGACGGTCCGCCAGCGGGCAGAGACCTTCTCGGGGGCCTGCGGGCCCCCGGCGAGACGCCCCTTCTGGAGCTTGAAGCCGTCTCGGGCGTGCACGAGGCCGTGGTCGACCCAGAGGTCTCCGAGTCTCTCCCTCTCGTGCTGCTGGCGCTCGTGCTGCCATCGCAGCACGTTGATCATGGCCTCGTCCACGTAGATGACTGCGTTCTTGTCTCCGTCCTTGGTCAGCTTCCGGAGGCGGAAGGTGTTGCCTTCCTCGACCACGACCCAGGCCAGTTCGATGGCCCAGTGCGCAATCCTTGCATTCGAGGCGAGGGCCGACGCGATTGCGGATGGCCGACTGCAGATCAGACGGCGCCGTGTCGTCGGTTTCTGATCCTGCACTCACAGACCGGGCCGGCCGGGTGAGGACTGCTCCCCGGTCGGCCTGCGCACGCTGACCCGTGCTGCCGTGCACCCGAGGGTTACCGGGTGATCGTCGGACCGACGTGAGGTCAGTGACACCGGAGGGGGCTGCACCGCCCACAAGTGACCGACGCCCGCAGGGCGTGAGCCGAACGGGGTTGAAAGCCCGTGCAGCCCCCACCCTCTCAGCGCTGCCGTCCGCTAGCTCAGGCCAAGGAGGTCAGCAACGCTGCCGAGGATCGGGAGCCCCTCAAGGCCTAGTCCTCCCGCATCGGGGTCGGCCGCCCAGGCAGCCGGAGTGAACGCCATGGTGAAAAGGGCGAGGGTTCCAAGAAGAGTGACTGCACGGATGCGCCGCATGAACGGTCCCCCTAGTGAAGCACTGCTGTCGTTGTCGGCACGCTGCCCGCAGGCATACCAGCTAAACACTGGGCCACTCGGACGGGCCTGCTAAATCGATTCGCCTACGGACGCGGGCACCACACACCACTACATCAGGAGACGCCGCTGATTGTCCCACCCAACGGCTACACCGCGGTTGGCCCGCCGGAATCCTCGGTTGACTGGCTCGCCTACCTCCACGGGAAGTTGACGAATCAGCTACCGGCCATGTGGCGTTATGCCCAGTACTACGAGGGCAAGCACCAGCAGCTTGCGTTTTCCCAAGCTCGGTACAGGGACGCGTTCCGCGAGGTATTCGAGACGTGGCGGGACAACTTCTGCGGCCTGGTCATCGACTCCGCCACCGAGCGCATGGTCGTGGAAGGCTTCCGCCTTCCTGAGGCTCCGGGCTTTGACCAGGACGCCCGGGAGTTCTGGCAGCGCAGCAGCATGGACGTTCTCTCGACGGCCGTGCACCTCGACGCGCTGGTTCAGGGACGGGCCTACGTCTTGGTGTGGCCTGGCGACGACGGCGAGCCAGCGATTCAGCCCGTGTCCGCCGAGAACATGGTCGTCCAGTTCAAGCCCGGTAGCCGCACTGAGCTGGAAGCCGCTGCCCGTTTTTATCTGGACGACTGGGGCCGGCAGTGGGTCACGCTGTGGACCGAGGACTACGTGTACGAGGTCAAGCGTGGCCAGACTGAGTGGGAGAACGGGGTCCGGTCCCGGAACCCGCTGGGTATTGTTCCGGTCGTTCCCTTCCATAACCGCTCACGGCTGTCCGGTGAACCGTACTCGGACCTTGCGAACGTGATTCCGATCCAGGACGCCATCAACAAGACCGTCTCCGACGCTCTGACGGCCTCGGAGTTCGCCGCATTCCCGCAGCGGTACGTGACCGGCCTGGAGATCGTTGAGGACGACCAGGGGCACCCTGGCGAGCCCTTCAAAATCGCTGTCGACAAGCTCTCCAAGCCGAAGACCCGCAAGCGCGTTTTGGGTAATTTGAGGCCGCCAGCCTCAGTAACTATTGCGATCTGGTCGGACTTTTGCTGCAACACATGAGTTCAATATCCCGCACCCCCAGTCTTATTTTTTTGGTCAACGGCGGGACTCCGCCCTCAGGCGAGGCCATCATCAGCGCCGAGGCCGGGCTTGTCGCCCGGGTCCGCGAACGCATGCTCTACTTTGGCGAATCCTGGGAAAACGTAGTCCGCCTCTGCTTCGCCACCAAGGGCGACAAACGAGCCAAGGCGTATTCCATGGAGACGGTTTGGCGTGATCCTGAGTACAGGACCGAAGCCCAGCACATTGACGCCCTACTGAAGCTCAAGCAACTTAACGTTCCTGAAGAGCAGTTGTGGTCTGACGCAGGTTACACGCCATCGCAGATCAGCACCTTCCGCGAAATGCGCAAGGATGATGCGAAGGCCGCAATGGAGGTTCAGCAGTTGGGCCCTCAGCCTGAACAGCAGCCAGGACTAGGCACCGTCAACACTCCGAGCGAGGCGCGGGCGGCCCGCATGGCCGCCAAGGCCCCGCAGGGGAATTCCGGGAACGCGAGCCGCAAGATTCACGAGAAGCAGTGACCGGGGCGCCGGAATGGCGCTTCGCTCCGAAATGGAGATCACGATGGACGATAGGCAGAACACTCCTACCCTGGAAACCAGTGAGTTTCCCGCGGAGGCGCCGCCGGCTACTGGTCCGGAAGCGGAGGTGGAGAAGTGGAAGGCTCTGAGCCGCGAGAACGAGAAGCGGTGGAAGGCAGCCTCTCGGGAACTGGATGACCTGCGCGCCGAGCGGATGACGGATCAGGAGAAGGCGCTGGCTCAGGCTCGCGACGACGCGCGCCGTGAGGCCCTGTCCGAGCTCGCGTCCTCCCTGGCGGAGGCGGAGATCCGTGCTCAGGCAGCAGCGGCTGGTGTCACCGTGCAGACTGACTACCTGGATCTCAACCGCTTCCTCGGCGAGGACGGCCGGCCGGACGCCGAGGCCGTTGCGGCCTTCGTCGGCCGCCAGGCGCCAGCTTCCGCGGAGCCGGAGTTTCCGCGGCTAATGGGTGCCGGCTATCACCGCGGCGGCAGCGTTCCGGCGATCACGAGCATGGACCCGACCGAGCTCGCCAACCTTATCGCTGGCGATTCCTACATTTAGCCTTGACTGTTTGAGAGCCCTTCGGCGCCGCCGGAGGGCCTTTTTCATGCCCTTTGGAGACAACGCCTATGGCTCTCACCACCCATCATTTTAATCTTGATCCCAAGCAGGTCACCATTGCGGCCCTTGGCCTGCTTGACCGTCAGCTTACGCTTGGCGGTCTGCCCGCCCGTTACTCGGAACTGAACTTCACCGGCGGCCTCGGCGACGTGATCAACGTGAACCGGGAGCCCCGAGAAATTCCCGTCACAGCCGCTGGCATCACGGCCCCGATTCAGAACACCATTAAGGGCGATAAGGGCCGCCTGGCAGCTTCCTCGGACCGTCCCCTCCCCACCGATCCCCGCCTGGCGCCGCAGGGCTTCATTCGCGAGTCCCGCTTTGGAGTCCAGTTGATCACGCTGGCGCAGAACGCGACCACCCTGAGCATGGAGCAGGTGGCCTTCGACCTTCGGCAGTTCGGCTCTCAGGTACTGAGCAAGCTCACCAGGGGTTTCGCCGAGTATTTTGACGACACTACCGCAGACTTTATCAAGGCCAGCATCACGCGCTCCGGCCTGAGCGCTGCACAGAAGAAGGTGATCGGCGGCGATGTCGAGGTCACGATTCCGCTGGCAGACGGTACGGGCGAGAACCTGAAGCAGCGCGCTCTTGCGCTGCGCACGGCACTGGTCGATGCCCGCATGGCCATGAACCTGGCCAACGTGCCAGTGTCCGAGCGGTACCTGATTGCCGGCCCCGAGGTTGAAGCGATCCTGCTCAAGGACCCCGAATTCGTGGCTGTCGACTACTCCGGCGACACCAACGCACTCCGCCGGGCGATCGTCGGCCGCATTTACGGCTTCGACATCGTGATTCACAACTCCTTCGGCCTTGAGGCCTATCTCTTCCACAAGTCCGCAATGATCTTGGTCTCTGCCTGCCCCGCTATTCCGATGGGTGCCGTCAACGGCTCCATCCAGAACATCAACGGAATTGCCACCCGCATGCTGGTCGATTACGACTACGCCAAGAAGGCGGACACTATTGGCCTGGACACGATGTACGGTCTGTCCGCGGTGAAGGAGGACCCGGACTACTCAGTCCGCGGTGTCGGTATCGGCGAATCCTTCGTGCGCGGTCTGAAGATTGCGATCACCGAGAAGCCCGCGGCGAAGCTTACCCAGAGCGATGTCTCCCTTGCAGCCTAAGGAACCAGTTCCCGCAACGTAAGCGTGGGGCGACCAGTCGAGGCCGCCCCCACGTCGCTGTACTAGTTCTGCCGCTTGATGTATCCCACGGCGGTCATCCCTGCGGTGAACGTGGCCACCGTGGCACCGCCGCCGACACCCACGGCGGGCAGCGACGACATACCGAGGGCCACCACCAAGAGGCCCGCGAGGAACCCGACGATGACGGACGCCTCGAAGACGATGACCACCTCATAGAGGCGGTGGTTGTTGCATCCCTGCTGTGCAGTGCTCAAAAGAAATCAACCCATCAAAGTCATACCCGGCCGCCAGCCGGCCGAGTTCAGGCGCGACCTCGGACCGAGGCCGGTGCAGTCCCTGCAAACTCATCGCGGTCTCCTAGATGGGTGAATTGTGCGCACGTTCCAGCCAGCTGCACTTGCCCGGATGCGTGCACCGACCAGTGTACCGAAGCCAACGAAGTGCACTCTGCTTTCAAAGGAGTTGAGGTGATGGTCTCACCCGATGACGTGGCTGCCCGTCTGGGCCGTCCTCTGGCTGATGGCGAGAGGCTCCAGGCCCAGGCCTTCCTGGACGACGTCACCGCGCTCGTGCGCGGGTACTGCGGAAGCCGGTACCGCGAGGATTCCCCAGCCACTCGGGCCGTCATCCGTACGACCCTGACCCTGTCAGCCGCGAGCACGCGTACCGCGGGGAGTGTGCCGTCTTCTTCGTCGCCGCCTGACCCTTTCCCCTTCCCCGAGCCGAGCACGCTCCCGTGCTCGGCTTTCGTCATTCCCCAGGAGCCTCATTGGCCAACGACGCCTCCAAGATCCGCTTCGCCCCCAACGGGGCCATCTATCTCGCACCTGCCCCGCGCACCGGTCCCGGGGCGACCGTGCTCCCCACCGACGCCGGCGACGGTAAGACGGCGCCCGCGGGCTACCGGAGCTGCGGATTTGTCGATTCCAGCGGGGTCACTATCACCCCGAGCATCGAGACAGACCCGGTTAATGTGTGGCAGAGCGCCGTACCTGTGCTGTACACGGTCAAGTCGGCAAGCTTCAAGGTCAAGGCCACACTGATGGAAACCAATGACCTGACCACGCAGCTCTTCTTCGGTGCCGAGTGGAAGCCGCTGAAGGACGCCGAGGGGAAGAACACTGGCACCTACCGGCTAGACCTGTCCTCGACTCCGGAGCTGACGGAGATCAGTATCGTGATCGACTGGTCGCAGAAGGGCATCCCGTACCGGTGCGTTATCCCCCGGGCCATGATCTCCGATCGCGGTGCCATCCAGCTCCAGCGCACCGAGAACCAGAAGTACGAGCTCACCATCGACGCCCTGGACCATGAGGGCGGCCTCGGCTACGTGCTGACCACGGACGACATCCTGGGCCAGGGCAAGCCCTCGGTCCCCGTGGACCCGACCCCCTTCAAGGCGACAGTGGCTGTACCGGGCTTCGCCACCAATGACGCGTCGAAGAGCACATGGACCGCGAAGGTCGCTGTCACCGGCATCACCGGGCCGGCCGTTGTCTCCCTGCTCCGCGCTGACAAGACCGCCTTTGACGACCAGGTGACCGCCACCAAGGACGGCACCGTCGACGTGACCATTCCGCAGGGCGTGAAGACGGCGGAGATCAAGGTGATCCATGGCGGTGTCGCTTCCTGCTTCCAGGTCACCGACACCACCCAGACGGGCACCTCGAAGGCCTGCTTCGTCCCGCCCTCTACGTAAAGGGGCAGCGGACAGCCCGGAATGAATAGACGGGACTGACAGACGGGAAGCTTTCCTCGCCCGTGACCGTCTTTAGTGCGGTCCCTGTGCAGTTGGGCCCGCTGTATACAGTCAGCGTCCCCGCATACATCCCGTCATAGATGCGGACGTAGTCCACTGCGCGCAGAGATGTATTACGGCACTCCCCAGTGGTGAGGCGTTGATTGAATGTAGTCAACGAACCGTTCCGCATTTCTGCGTCACAGTCTGGAGACGCCGCAACGGCACTGGTTGCGGTCAGAGAGAGAAACAGCGACGCGGAACCGATGGCGAGGCCAACGCCTCGGAGTCTACGCGGCATCGCTCGGGAAAGTCGCCGAAGTGTGCCTGCCATGACTGCCTCCTTCGAACCCGGGTTCACGTCCGTAGTGAAAATAGCAAGGTCATGACAGCTCCCACAATCACCCGAAAGGTGGGTTTGCTGTAGGTAGTTGACATAAGAATGCGGGTCAAACGACCGGCCTGCACCCCACCCCAGTAGATCGCAACCAATCCTAATTGCCTCGTCTTGGAGTTTCATATGACTACTGCTGCCACGAAGGCCAGCCCCGCCGGGAAGCTCGCCGCGAAGGAGGCTGAGGCAGACGCAGCCTCGGTCATCATTGAGCACCGGGGCATCCAGTTCACCATCCCTCACCCCCTTGATATGCCGATCGGCCTGCTGGAGGCCAAGGACGAGGTGGAGGCGGTCAAGCTGATCCTGGGCGATGCCCAGTGGGATGCCTACAAGTCTTCCGGTGCGACGATCCGGGACTTTCAGGTCCTGGCGGACAAGGTGGCCGCGGTCCAGGGGTACGACGACGCGGGAAACTAATCCAAACCGTCCACGTCATACGCGAGTTCTCTGACGACCTCGAAGCTGATCTCCTCGAACACTTCGGGGTGGATCTGCTGGATCTGTGGCGTGGGCGGCTGTCCCTGCGACGTATCGGTGTCCTGGTAAAAGTGCTCCTGCGCATGCCCGGCCGGTCCGCTGTTCTGGCCGCGTTGGACGAGTCGACGGTGTGGTCCACTCAGGATCACCTGATGGCCCGCGTGTCAGACGCTTTGGAGCTCAGCAACTCTCTTTTCTTGAAGGCGCATTCGGACAGCGCCGAGGACCTGAAGCCGCCCGAACCCCTGCCTAGGCCCGGCGCGGCAGATCCGGGACCTGAGGAGTCTGCTGAAGACTTCGCTTCGGGTGCTGAGCTGTTCCAATTCCTCCAGGAGATCACCAACTTTTAGGAGGAGGCGCCCTTGGCGAGCGTCAGCGGCCGGATTCCCATCAGGATCGGCTCCGGATACATCGAGATCAATCCCTCGCTCTCCCGTGAGGGCGTGGCGAAGATGCGGGCCGAGCTGACCCGCCAGATGGAGACGGCCGGCGCCGCAGCGGGGAAATCTTTCTCCACGGCAGCGACGGCCGGAATGGCGGCTCTGCCGAGGGGTGCGGCCACAGCAGCGAAGGCTGCCCGGGGCAGTGTGGAGAAGGAAGCCACCGGCACCAAGGCGAAGCTCTCGGCGATCGAGGCGGAGCTGACCCGGGAGTTCGGGCAGCAGGCTGCACAGCGCTTTCGCGCCTTTCAGGAGGCGGAGGAGCGTAAGCGGAAGGCTTTGGCCGGGACTTCGCAGGCGACGCGGCGCGCGGTCGCGGAAACCGTACGGCTGGAGACGCAGGCTTCCCGGGATGCCGCTCAGCGGTGGCAGACCGCTGAGCGGGAGCGCCTTCGCCTCCTCGATGAGCGCCGTCGTGCAGAAGCACGGGCGGTGGCCGAGCGGGAGCGCGAAGAGCGCGCCGCGGCAGCGGCCCGTCAGCGTGCACTCGAAGACGAGGCGCGGATGGATCGCGAGATCCACCGGACGCAGGTGCAGCTTGCCCGGCAGGCAGCTCGCGAGCAGGCGCAGATCCTCACCGAGCGGCAGCGGCAGGAGAACGCAGCCGCGGCGGCGCGCCGACGGGCCCTTGAGAACGAGGCCCGGATGGATCGGGAGATCCATCAGACGCAGGTCCGCATGGCGCGGGAGGCGGCTCGGGCTGCTGAGCAGGCCGAGCGGGACAAGCGCGAGGCGATCCGGCGGACGATGGCCGAGCGCCAGGCCGAGCAGTCCGCGGCGATCAGCGGGCAGATCGCCATGACCCAGGCGGTACGGCAGAACCTGCGCGAGCAGCTCGCCGAGCATCAGCGCACCATGGCCGCGGTCCAGACGACGCAGGCCACGGCCTGGGCGTCGCTGCGTTCGGGGTGGAAGCGCAGTACGCAGGCGATCGAGACCACTGGCACGACAGCGACGGAGACCGGGCACCTGATCACCCGAGGCCTGGTCGCCCCCCTCGGTCTCGCCAGCGCCGCCATGGCCGGCTTCGGCATCAAGTCCGCGGACTCAATGCTTCAGGCTCAGACTGGCCTTAAGGGCATGGGCATTGCTCTGGAAGATGTCAATTCCCTTCTGGAGCAGATGACGCAGTACGGCATCGAGACGCCGTATTCCGTCAACGACATGCTCAAATACGGCACGCGCTATGTGCGGGCGAATACCTCGCACAATGCCGACTTCCTGTCGAAGGACCCGGCGCGGCATGCGAAGGGCTCGGTCGAGTCGACGCAGCGTGCGGTTGACATGGTCAAGATGGTCGGTGATACCGCGGCGTACGGCGGCATCATGGATCCGGCGATGGTCTCGCGCGGCATGTATGCCATTGAGGTCATGCAGGACATGGGCCGCACCAACCTGCGCAACGTGAAGCAGCTCGAAGCCGCAACCGGTATTCCGGCCAACGCCCTGGCTCAGATTCTAGGTTTCAAGACGCGGAAATACACCGCCAAGGAGATGGCGGCCCTCAGGGAGCGGGACAAGAAGAACGGCATGGTCCGGGAGATTCCCGAGACCTACGAAGGCTCCGCTCAGATGATGGCCTTCATGCAGGATGCCAAGAACACGGGCGGCATCTCTGGCGAGCAGCTTATTGACGGCCTGCTCAAGCGCTGGCGCGGCGACTCCAACCTGCGGGGTGCTGCGCACCGGATGGGTAGCGCCACCATCAGCGGTCGGCTGGAGCAGATGAAGGAGCAGTCCCAGTTCAATCTGGGCAAGCTCTTCTACTCCAAGAACCGCCGCGGTGAGTACGAGTACACGGGACTCGGTGCCGCGGTCATGGGCAAGAAGGTCTCCGACGACGAAGGCACTCGCTTCGAAGGCGGCCTGCTCCAGGACGCAGGCAAGATCGGCACCAAAATGCTGCCGATGGTCAAGGAAATGCTCACCGCATTCTTCGAGACCCTGGGCACGTTCACCCGCTGGGTAAAGAGCACCGTCGAGTTTCTCGAAGCACACCCGGAGCTCCGGAAACTCATCCTTGAAGCAGGCAAGATCGCGGCCGTCGCCGCACCCTTCCTGCTGGGCTTCGGCATTCTGTCGAAGACCGTCGGCAAGTTCGGAAAGCTTCTGTCCTTCGCCCTGACCCCGGCCAAGCTCCTGATTAGCGCCGTAGCCAGCGCGGGCCGGGGTGCGCGGGGGGTCACCCGCTACGCACGCCAGGTGCGTGGGGGCATACGGTCCCGCCGTCGCGGCGAGAGGTTCCTTGAAGGCTACGACTCTCGCCGTGACAGCTTCCGGGAGCGGGATCAGACGCGCCGCCGGAACCGGGAGCGCTTCGGCCAGGCCAGCCGGGAGAACGGGCGCTTTCGCACCGTGGCTGGCTACGCGCGGTACGGCACTGCGCGGCTGTCGGGGTACGACGGGCTCGGAGACCGGGTTCAGCGGCGACGTAACCGCCGCACCGACATGCGGGATCTGGACCGGCGCAGCCGTGAGGCTTTCGCCGGCATGCGGATTCGTGAGGGCCTGCGGCTCGAACGGCGCCGTGATGAGGTGCGGGAGGAGTACAGGGACAACCGGCGTACCGCGCGCCGCTCGGCGGCCGAGCGTCTGCGTCCGCAGGACAGCACGGACCGCCGGGACACAGCTCAGCGGGGCATGCGTGATGTCGAGCAGCAGATCCGTCAGGTGGATGAGCGACTCGACGCCCTGAAGCGGGCCTTGCGCGCGGTCGATCAGGCGCCGCTCGGCAGCGTGATTGATCACCTGGGCGGCTCGACCGGGCAGAGTGTCCGCTCCTCGGCCGACCAGGCACAAACGGCAGTGCGCCGCATCGTCACCGACGGCACTTCGCATCTGAACCAGGCCAGTCTGGCAGAGATGGGCCGGAAGCTCGGCGACCTCCAGCAGAAGGCCGATTCCCTCAAGGCAGCGATCGGTCGGGTCAGCCAGGAGGTCAACGACCTCGACAACCGGCGGCTCGGTTCGCTGCGGGTGCAGCAGCTGGAGACTACGGAGAAGCGTGCTGACAGCCTTAAGCAGGCGATCGGCGATGCGGCCGATCGGGTCGAACGGCTCAACTCGAAGTCGCTGAAGGGCGTGCGGGGCGAGTTCACTCTCACCGCCCCAGAGGCGGGTGCTGTTGAGGGCAAGGTCAAGGACGCCATATCGGCGGTCAACCTTCTCAACCGCAAGTCGCTCAAGCCGGTCCGGGATGAGTTCCGGGGTGGCAAGTCCAGCCTGTACTCCGCGGTCGATGACGTGTACGGGCTGATCGGTGCGGTGAAGACTCCGGGCTCCGTGAACGGTCGCATCGCCAACCTGAACGGCCGCACGCTGGCCTCGGTGATCAAGCAGGTCGAGCGGCTTCGTGACGCGCTGCACGACGCGGCGAAGAAGGCCGGTGACCTCGATGACGGCATTGGCGATGTCAACCGGGACATCGGAGGTGGAGGCCCTGGTGACAGCGGCGGAAAGGGAGGCCGGAAGAAGCGGAAGTTCGCCCGCGGCGGTGTCCTTCCTGGCTACGCGCCGTGGCAGGACTCCATACCGGCGATCCTCAGCCCCGGTGAGGCGGTCCTCCGCCCGGAGGTCGTACAGCACCTGGGTGCCGCCAGGATTCACGCCTGGAACGCCGCTGCTGTCCGCGGCCGTCTGTCCCGCTTCGCTCGTGGCGGCGTCGCCGGCCGCGGCGGGCCGCTCGGCTTCCTCCTCGATGGCTTCGACGGCATCGACATGGGGCCGGTCGTCAGCCTCTTCGGCAAGACCGTCGCCTTCGACGCTTCGGCGGCGAAGGTCGGTGGTCCGACCGGCCGGAACCTCATCACCTGGGGCTCCGAGCGCGGTGGCGCCGCCAGCGGAGCAGGCGCTGCCCAGCGTTTCCGCGGGACCTTGGACTTCGCCTCGAAGGATCTGCCGAAGCTGCTTCGGACAGTGCCCTCGGGTGCGGGTCAGCTCGTCGGCCTGGCGGCCGGGGCCATCGCCCCGCGGGCCGGTGAGCTGTTCTGGACGGACGTCTGGAAGGGCTCGGGAAACATCCTCGAACGTGGCGAGCGCTTCGCCACGGACCTCCTGAAGCCTGAGTCCATCTGGGCGTACATCCGGGGCGCCTGGGGCGGTGTGACCGACGCCGCGAAGGCGCTGGGCTCCACAGCCGTCGGCCTCTTCTCGGACCCCGTAGGCACGCTGACCGAGCCGATCAGCCAGCTCGAAGAGCTGGTCACAGGCCTCGTCAGCAGTGTCGAAGACTCGGTCCGGGGCGTGCAGGACATCGCCTCGAACCCCTCCGGATACGCGATGCAGGTCTTCGGCGAGTTCTGGCAGCAGGCGAAGGACGCCATGCCGAACACCGAGGGACTCTTCCGGTTCCGTGATGGTGGAATCGTGCCGGGGTTCGCCCCAGGCCACGACTCGGTCAGGGCCCTGCTCTCCCCGGGCGAGGCCGTGCTCCGGCCCGAGGCCGTCAAGGCCCTCGGATACCGGGCCGTCCTCGGACTGAACTCGGCTGCCAAGCGCGGCCGGCTGGCCGGGGCCAGTACGGAGACAGATGGCACGCCGGTGCCGGATGCTGCAGCCGTCGAGGAGGCCGTCCGGCGCATCGAAGCGGCCCTTGCCACCCTGACCGGCGCCATCCGGGCGCACCAGTCGGCGGCCGAGTCGTCGTGGACAGCCGTCGGGGCCTCGGTGCGAGGAACTGTGGACGGCCAGATCCGCCCGGCACAGGACCGGTGGATCGCTCACCTGTCCGGGCCGCTCACCAGCGCCGAGCGCGCCTTCCAGGCCACCAACACGGGGGTCTGGGCGGGCGTCCAAGCTCAGGTGTCCGCCTCCGCGTCGAGCGTGCTCGGGTCCTTCGGCCGGCTGCGGTCGGGGCTGTCCGGCCTCCAAGGCCTTTTCGAGGCCAGTGGGAGCCGGATCCGCGAAGTGTGGCGGTCCTCGATGACCTTGGTCGATGACGCAACCCGGAGCACGCTGGCCGGTCCGTACAACGCCGGAGCCGTGCCGATGATGTCGGAGATGGCCAAGCTGGCGGGCACATCAGCCCCGCTCGCGGCGGTGCACTACTCAACCGGTGGTGTGGTTCCCGGCTACCGGCCGGGCGTCGACACGGTGCCCGCCCTGCTCAGTGAGGGGGAGGGCGTCCTCCGTCCCGAGGTCGTTCGCGCCCTCGGTGCAGAAACGATCCTTCGATGGAACGAACAGGCACGACGCGGCGGCCATATCTACGCCCGGGGCGGCATCGTCGGTGACGGCGCCGCGTGGGTGAAGCAGCACCAGGACGATCCTCTTGAGGGCTACGAAGAGGCCGTCCGCAAGGGCTGGGACGCGGCGATCACGCCGCATCTGAAGTCCATCAGCTCGAAGTTCGGGCAGGTCGGCAAGCTCAACGCGGACGGGTTCGGCAAGGCGGAGTCGTGGTTGGCCGCCTGGGGCCGGTGGGCGGATGAGCACGCGACTGGTGGCGGCGGTCAGGTCGTCAAGCTCGCTCTGCAAGAGGCGAAAGGCGGCGACCTGTCGGGCCGGAAGTACATCGGCTCCGCCGAGTACGAATCCTGGTGCGCCGACTTCGTTTCGTGGATTGTCGACCACGCTCAGGCGACTGTTGCGTACGGCGGTTCCCCGACGGGGACGCCGGGCAACCGGTGGCCGACTGTGGCGACCTGGGTCGAGCACATGAACATGGTGCCGACCGCGACGGCACGGCCCGGCGACCTCATGGTCTACCGGGGCTACGGCCCCGGCGACTGGGGACACATCAACGTCGTCACCGGCCGACAGGGCGGCCAGCTCGAAACGGTCGGTGGCAACGAAAGTCGGAGCCTTCGACGGCAGCTCGGCTATGGCAACAGGGCCGATGGAGCACTTCGTCCTCGTGGCGGCGCCCCCGGCGCGGGCGAGGGGCCGTTCCTCAACCCGTGGCCCGGCAGCCTCGCACGTTTCTCGGAGGGAACGGGAGAGTTTGCCGGCCTGGTCGGCGATGCCGTTGGCCGCTGGCGTCCGCTGGTCGAGCGAGTCATTCAGGAACTCGGCGGCCGGGGCGGGATCTCGCTCGAGGATGTCCCGTTGGTGCTTCACCGCATCGATGTGGAATCCGGCGGCGACCCGAACGCCATCAACCTGTGGGACAGCAACGCCCAAGCTGGCGACCCCTCGAAGGGCCTTCTTCAGGTCATCGGCTCGACCTTCAACGCGTATGCGGGCCCGTATCGAAACCTCGGGCAATTCAACCCACTGGCTTCGCTCTACGCCGGTCTCTCGTACGCCATCGACAGGTACGGCTCCGGGTGGCGCCGGGCCCTCAGCGGGACATCCGGCTACTGGATGGGCACCCTGTTGGCTTCGCCGGGCCTTCGCCTGGTGGGCGATCAGGGCCCGGAGCTCGTGGATTTCCGCGGCGGTGAACGGGTGCACGACGCCCGCCAGACGCAGAACCTGCTGGGCGGCCGGACTTTCGAGATCCACGTCCACGAGGCTAAGTCCGAGTCCACGACTCAGGCGGTTATGCGTGCCCTGCAGTACGCGGAGGTGATGTACGGCATGTAATCAGCAAGGAGGTTGCTCATTCCGATACCCGCAACCAGAGATCAGGTGGTCGAGGACCGGCCCGCGCCGGTCCCGATCCCGCCTCATCCGATGGCGTGGGGGCACACCTTCGTGTCGATCACCGGGAAGGGGGGCGAGGGGGAGGAGATCCCCCTCACTTCCTTCACGGATCGCCGCTGGCCGGGGGTTCTCCTCCAGGCCGGCGCCACCGGTCTGGACACACCCCCCTTCGAGCTCCACGCCGACAACTCCCCGAACCTGGACGGCTCGATCTACCGCGGTTCACGGGTAGCCGCCCGCGAGGTGATGTTGCCCGTGTACCTCTACGGCATCGACCGCCGGTCCCTCAAAGAGATGAAACGCAAACTCATTTCGTCCCTGAACCCCAAGCATGGTCACTGCGTGCTGAAGTTCGTGGAGGCCGATTCCCAGGTCCGCAAGTTGTACTGCTACTACAAGGCGGGGATGGAGGGAAACGAGGCCCTCGACAACGCGGGCTTCCGGTGGATCAAGTACGGGCTCCAGCTCACGGCATTCGACCCCTATTTCTACGGCGACAACCTCCAGGTTGCGGAGTGGAGCCTCAACCAGGGCGACGCATTCCTGCACACGGACCGCGGGCTGTTCCCTCTCCGGCTGAGCCGCGGGCTCCTGGCGGATCAGAGGGTTCCGGTCATCAATCCGGGCGACATCGACGCGTGGCCCGTCTGGCAGCTCCGCGGCCCCATCCGGGGTTTCCGGCTGACCAATGCGGCCGGCGAAGTCTTCGGGATCTCGGCACCCGGCGATGGCACGGACGCTGTTGCGGCGGGCCGCGTGCTGACCGTGGACACCCGCCCCGGCCACAAGACTCTGCTCGATGACCAGGGCAAGAATTACTGGCCTCTGCTCGATCCTGCCCCGGCCCTGTGGGCGGTCGCGTCCGGGAAGAGCACGGTGGGCGTCAGCGTGACGGCGGGCACCGGCCCCGCCTCCCTGAAACTCACGCTCCGACCCCGGTACGAGACCTATTAGCGCGGAGAACACAAGCCCGCCCCTGGAAAGCTCCCAGGGGCGGGCCACTCACTCAGCTTCTAGCCCCACCGCTGATACTTATTACTGTCGCCCTCGTTCCAGTTTGTGTATACCGATCCCTTGCGGTTGCTGTCGAGAACGCGCCCTGTCTGGACGTTTGCGAGCTCCCACCCGGTGGACGTCTTTATCTCCGCCCATACCTGGTTGTTGTTCCCTTTTTCGCACGGCAGGAGGTACACCGAACCAGCCTTGTTGCTGTCGAGACACATTCCCGTGTCGCCCCTGAAGTCGCCCGCCCACCGGAGCTGATAGGCCCCGTTCCACTGCTGAACCTCATGCCAGCGAGCCTTTTTGCTCTTGCAGTTAGAGTCGGTGAAAACCATGTAATGGTTTTGACTGGCGTCGGTGTAGTCGCCCATCAGGCACCTTCCGGTGGCCTGGTTCTCCCACGTCACCCAACCATCGTCGGCTGTCGCGGATGCCGAGCCCGAGGTTCCGAGTATTGCGAGGGGGGCTACGACAGCGGCGGCCGCCAGATGGGCCAGCACCCTCTTCTTCACGTTCTTCACGCTGCTCCCTTTCCATGCGTACTGCGTTGGATGGACTGAACGTTCGTCGAACTGAGCGACGACCCTGGGTGGGTCGCATAGCCTGCAGGAAGGCTCTGAACCAGACAACACGTGACATGCAAGGCTTGTTCTGCTCGCTTGCGGCCGCAGGGCTGGCGGCTCTGCGGCCCCCGTCTGGCCTGGCCGCCGTGCAGTGACTGTATGACATCACCGGCGCAGCAGCCGGGTCAACGTTGTCCGGGTTTCCCGTGGAATAGGAAACCCGGGAAACGTACTCTGAGCTGCGTGTTCCGTCCAAGAGGATTACCCATTCCTTCGCCGTCAGCCCCAGTATGCCCGCCCGCTTATCCATGTGGCTGTTCCGACCAGACGGGCATGCTCGGCCGGACTATCCGCACCTTGACCCGTGCGCAATCGCAATCCTCCGGGCTTTTCCCAACCAGCGGAGACAACGGCCTACGGCTGGGGAGACCGACAAGGCAATAGAGCATCTACCGGAGGTACAACCTGGGATGCCGAGTGGAGGTCCGAGACAAGGGCCTGAACCGCATTAGAGAAATTGACACGCGGATCAAAATGGATCTCGTCATCCGCTACTGTCAGCAAGGTACTTGGCAGATTCTCGTGAAGGACCGCACACCCCAGGCGCAGCTCTTGCAGCGCGGTGGTGGAATCACCGTCTGGCAAGACGGGGTGGGTTTCCCGATCTTCAGCGGTCAGATCGAGTTCTTCCAGCGGTACTGGACCGTTGAGCAGCACACGGGTGTGGGCTCGGTCTTCGTTGGCGGGAAATGCGACAACAAACTCGCCTATACCCGGCTGGCCTTTCCGGATCCGTCGAAGACAGTCGGTCAGTATCAGGCGAAGGACAGCCGCGGAGCGAGCGGCACCGCCGGCGACGCCTTGTGGTGGGAGCTCGACCACGCCATCGGCACTAAGGCCCTCCCCGACCGACAGGTTCCCGGGGTCAAGGTCGGCAGCCTGCCCGCCGTCGGTGACAGCGTGGCGGACCGACTCCGCTTCGACGTCCTGGGCACCAAGCTCGAGGAATGGTGCAAGGCAAAAAACGTGGGCTATCGCTTCGTACATGACCCGGATCGCAAATGCATCATCCTGAACGTATTTAAGCCGCAGGACAAGAGCAAGACTGTCCGCTTCTCGCCGGAGCTGGGGAATCTTCGCGAGTACACGTGGACGCTTACGGCTCCGCGCGTGACGCGGGCGATTGTGGCCTGTCAGGGCGAAGGGGCCGACCGTTACATCTGGCAGAAGGTTGACGAAGAGGCCGAGAAGGAGTGGGGGTTGCAGATCGAGCAGTTCATAGACCGCCGTGACCTGCCCCTCAAGACGGATCCTGCGACGGGCAAGCCGGTGAAGGCCAAGCCTGACCTGACAGACGCGGACTTCGAAGCAGCAAAGAAGGCTGTAGTGGACGCGGCAGACAATGTTCTGCAGGAGGGAGCCCGCAACGGCAACTTTCAGATCTACCCCATCGACACGGAGCAACTCCAGTTCGGCCGGGACTATTTCGTTGGCGACAAGGTCACGGTGGCCGTGGATGGTGAGGAGTACACAGACATCGTCCGTGAGGTCAACATCAGTGTGGAGGACGGCGGTCGGGTTTCCGCGGTCACGCCGAAGATCGGCGAGCAGGGCACCGGATCCCCTCTGAACCTGTACAAAACCGTATTCGAGATGCGGGAGAAGCTCAGGAAACTGGAAGCGAGGATGTGAGTACTTGGCAGAGATCAGCTACCCGTTTTCCCGGTCAACCCCGGCCGGCGGCACGGAAATGGTGTCCGAGACTCAGTGGTAGGCCATGGCGGGCATGTGGGGCGGGGACCGAGTTGATTTTCGGCTCACCAGCGAGTCCTACGCTTCTGGTGCCCTGCCCTTCTCGGTGACCGTCATCAACGGCCGCACGATTGAGGTGCAGCCCGGCCGGGCGTGGGTCGGCGGCTTCTACTACCAGCTCACCGCCTCCACTCTCCTGACGGTCGAGCCCAACCCGACGGACAAGGCCCGCAAGGACACCGTGGTCGTGCGGGCCGACGTTGTTCAAGGGGCCGTCAATGTCGCGGTGGTCAAGGGTCAGCCCAGCGCATCGCCGATCGCGCCGCAGCCGCGGCGGGTGCCCGGCCAGCAGTGGGAGATGGTGCTGTACGAGGTCGACGTCCCTGCGAAGGACGGGGCGCCGCAGCTCTCCCTGCGGGCGCCGTTCGACATGCCGCCGGCTGTGGGGACGCCGTGGAACACGCGACCTGCCTCTGATTTCCTTCCGGTGGGCACCGTCCTGTACGACCTGGACAACAATGGCGGCGACAGTCAGAACGAAATGTTCCGCGGTCGTGACGGCACCATCATCACCCGGCACCTGGGCAAATCCCGGATGTACAGCCCAGGGCTCGCCAACGCTGTCAATGTCCCTTCTAACGGCATGGTGTACAAGGGTCGTTGGCGGTGGGCTGCTCCGAACCTCGTCTACTACTCGATCAGTATTGAGAACACCACCACCACGAACATCCGCAACCGTCCGGACGTTCCGATCGCCTTTGAGCTGCCCCATCAGGCCAACGGCGGCACCGGCCAGATTCTGAGTGGCCATATGCGCAATATGGACTATCGCGGCGGCATGGCCAATCTCGTTCAGCTTCAGGCGATGTGCTGGCCCGGAAACGGCTCGACCCACGCAAGCATCTACTACCACAACAACCAGACGGTTTCCGAAGGCATGGATGTGCTCCGCACCTTCCCCGGCCGGTCCACGATCTTCTTCTCCGGAACTTACGAAGCAAACGTTTTCAGCGAATAGGAGGCGCGATGGCACGGAATCTTTTCGGCGGTACCGCCTCCGATGTCGCGGAGGACATCGACGGCCGGCGCGTCCCCGGGGCCGTCGGAACGGTCTGGGACGGCCCCTCAGACGGTGCCCGGCAGATCACTGACCTTACGGACGCCGATGGCGCACTGATCATCCAGCTCCAGGCCGACGTCCGCGGCTGCATCCCTCCCTTCTACGGCCCGCCCACCGATGCCGAACGGGTCTGGGTGGACTTCGGCGTCGGCAGGATCGCCCTGGTGTCCGTGACGGTGGGCGATCGGCTCCGCAAGCACCTGACGGACACCGACCCGCACCAGTCGCGGGCCTACACCGATGAACGCCTCGCTTCCTACCTCCCCGTCCGCGGTACGGAGGTGCAGGTGCCCACCGGTGACACCTGGCTGTCGGCTGTGGTCACCGACGACACCACGGGCAACGTGCTTCGGCTCCGGACCGCGGACGGCGCGGAACGTACGCGTCTGCGCAGTACCGGGGCCTTGTACCTCGATGTCATCGGCAAGCGGGCGCCCCTGTGCATCGGCGCCCCCGGATTCGGCGCCGGGCAGACCGTGATCAACGTCAGCTCGACCGCGGCAAGCCCGTCGAGCGAGGGAGCGGTCTTTCAGGTGAAGGGTGACGGCTCTGTGGTCAGCAGCGGCACCGTCACGGCCGCGAATCTCGGCAGTGCCCGTGTCTTCTCTGGCCCGCTGCCGCCGGCCGCCCCGCGGGCCGGGGACGTGTGGGTGAAGTATGGCTAACCAGGTGCTCGTGTTCGACGGCAAGACCTGGCTCGACCAGACACCACAGGTCTTCGACGGAAGCACGTGACGGGCCGCGCCGCCCCTGTACTGGGATGGTGCCGAGTGGCGCACCGGGGCCCCGCTCCCGCAGGAGTTCCCGTCCTTCTCCAGCAGTGTTTCCGCGATCGTCGCCGGCGACGTGGCCGAACTGCCGATCCCGGACGACGTGAGGACCGGCGACCTGGTGGTGTCGATCTGTGCCCAGCAGGGCGGAGCCTCGCCGCCGTCGCCGCTGCTGTCGCCGGCCGGGGTCCTGCCGACCGTCTACACCCTGCACTCCGGAATCCGTTTACTCGTCGCGGTATGGCCCTGGGAGCCTTCACGGGGCCGGTCCACAGTGTGGGATGTGGCGGGCAGCCCGACCACGGCCGTGATGAACCTGAGCTACCGGAACGGCGACCCTTCCGGGCTTTCTCTGACTCCGGTGGTGAGCATCACCGAGCACCAGGGCGTGAACGTGGTGCCGCTCAGCGCCTCGCAGGACTACACGACGCTGTACGCGGTCCTGGCAGTCTCCGACGCCCTTACCGGAGCGGCGTGGCCCGACGGTGTCACCCCGCGCAGCCAGCGCCTCGGGACCTTCGGCACGCAGCAGGTCAGTCTCCTGACAGCTGACACCCCGGGCGCCGGAGCCTCCCCGGGGTCACTGCGCCTAGACACCACTGTCGACACGGCCGCCGTTGCGGTCATCACGATTCCTGGCCGCAGTGACGGTAAGCCGACCTGGGTTCTGGGCGACGAGCGCGGCTCGGCCCTCGGAACCACGACCTTCTTGGAGTGATGTGGCAGCACCCCCGATAGCAGCGTGGGCACCACGCGAGATCGTCACCGCCGCCAAGCTGAACAACCAGGTCCGCGGGCCTCTGCGGTACCTGGCCGACATGCCGCGGCTGTCATGTCGCGGAGCGGCACCCGGGCAGACGGTCACCCGTGGTTCCAGCACTTACCTCCGGTGGGCGGCTCGAAGACGAACGCTTTCCTCGCCGACGCCGACCGCAGATGGTTCACCGTCCCCGATACGGGGGCGTACGTCATCTCAGGCAGCCTGAGCGTGAAGTCCGGACCGGTCCAGCCGTACGGCGACGGCCTGATCATCTACGTCTACCAGCGCACAAGCGCCGGGGTGGCCAGCGTGATCACGGTCCGGGAAATCGTCCAGCAGTCCTACGACGTTCAGATTGTTTCAGCGGCCACGATCGTGCACCTGTCGGCAGGCGGCTCGATCGCAGTTGCGGTCTACCTCGAATCGAGCTCGCCGAGCGACTTCTACACCGTGCAGGCCGGCGAATGGGAAGGCGTCCTCAGTGCATGGATGGCTGCTCCGTCCAGCAGTTTCTCTGCAGGGGCGACGCCGTTCGTCGCGGCCGGAGACTGGCATGACGGGGAGCTGCTCACGCCGTCGACCATGACGGCCCGGATCACCGATCCGATCCGGGCCCTGTACAACCCGCCGCGACTCTCCCTGACGCGACCGCTGTCATACAGCGGAGCGTCGAGCCAAGCCATACGGGTCGGCTGGTCGAGCGCCGGGTTCGAGGAGTCGGGCGGCTGGTCGCTCAGCAGGGACGGGACCACTGTGGCAGCCCCGGCAACAGGGGTGTACCTGGTCGTCCTGACGCTGGCGACGCAGCGGGATGGCCCGGACGGGGCCTTCGGCTCCTATCAGGTGCGTCTGCTGCGCAACGGCTCTCTCGTCTCCCTGCGGCAGCGGCAGAACACCAGGACGACGTACCCGACCGGCATCAGCGGCACAGACGTGCTCTTCCTCAGCAAGGGGGACACGCTCTCTGCCGAGTTTCTCGGCACAGGCACGGGCCTGACCTGGCAGGCCTTCGGGACTGACCTCCGTACTGAGCGGTGGAACGGTCTGGCCGCGGTGATGCTCGCGCCGGCCGCGGCCGGCATGAAGGGGTGAGGCGTGGACTTCTCTTCCTGGTCCCCGCGGGACCTGGCCGACGCCACCAAGATGGACGCCCGCATACGCGACGTCCACCGCCAGTTGGCCAGCCCGGCCCGGCTGGCTGTTGCCGGGGTCAGCACGATCACGAGCGTGCCGGACAGCGGCAGCGCCAGAGTTCTTCGGTGGGACTCGATTGAGTCGTCCGGCGGGTGGTCGACAGCGGCGGACGCCTTCACCGTGCCGACGGACGGCGCCTATTTCGTGACCGCCGATTTCACTGCCCTGTCACCGAAAGACGTCAGCAAACGGCCCGCCCTCGTCCTCACGGTTGTGGCCCAGACCGGCCAGGGCGAGAAGGAGTGGCTTCGTTCGTACAACTCCGTCGTCGTACCCGGCACGTACCTCACCTGCTCCCTGCGGGACACAGTGCAGGCTGCCAAGGGAGACCGAGTAAGCGTCCGCGTCTTCGCGGTGCCGGGAACGGGTGAGTGGGAAGTATCGGCCGGCTCCCGCACGAGCAGCCAGCTCAACAGATTCGCCGTGGTGCTCATCGCACCCGGCACCACCAGCCAGTAGGCAGAGGAGACCTGCATCAGCACCACCACCAGCACTCTGATCCTGGACTTGTTCGGGATCGTCGGCATCCTGGCCACCGTGATCGGCGGCTATGTCGTCGTCCGAGCCTCGAAGGAGGCCAAGACCGCTGAGGTCTGGAAGGGCGAGGCAGAGGCACAGAAGGCCCGCGCCGATCGCCTTCAGGAGGACCTGACGGAGATCAAGGAGCGCCTCCAGCGGATTGAGCAGGAGAACGCACGACTCCTTGCGCTCCTGACCGCCCTGGACCCGTCTCGGCTCCTCCGCTCCGCCACTGAGTGAAGTGCGAGGCCCCGCCCCCCACGTGTCACCCTACGTCTTCGCTGAATCCGGCTGCCGAAACACCGAGTAGATGCTGCGGGGAGTCGGGAGATCCCTGGCGGCCCAAGAGGTTCGCAGACGCTACAGGCGTCCCAAAACCGGAGTTGTACTGATTCCCGGCAACGTTCACCGGGGCGTAGACGATGCTGCTGCCTGAGCCTCGGTTGACTTGACTCCCGGCAACGTTCAACGGGAGGTTGAGGATGCCGCCGACGTTCACATCCGCATCGACGGCGTTTGCGGCCGGGGATGCGATTCCGACGATTGCGAGTACCGCGACGAAAGTAACGGCAATGCGGCGCATTGGGCCCCCCGGATCTTCATTTGGACGTCAGGCGAGGGGTGTCCACTCATCGTCTTGGTCACTCGCCGCCTCACCTGCGCGAGTGAGGAGGAAACGATTCTTCGACTGCATGTGCGGGTTCCTGGAGGTTTGGAACGACCAGACCCGTCGGTCCTTGAACTAACCAACCATCCGGAGCCCGCAACCGCGGGCTTCTTTTTTTATTCTCAACGCAAGGAGACTGTATGTCTGTTGCACAGAAGGTTCTCGACATTGCCCGCGATGAGGTGGGCTACCAGGAAGGATTCTCAGGCGGCCACTGGGACAGCACCGAGAAGTACGCGGGCCTGGTGTCCGGCCTGGAGTGGGTCAGCGACGACGGTGAGCCCTGGTGCCACGTGTTCGTTTCGTGGGCCTTCCAGGAGGCGGGGGCCGCAGACCTCGTCCCGGTCACCGCTTCCTGCCTGGAAGGTGTGGGCTGGTTCGAAGACCGGGGCCGCTTCAGTGAGTACCCCGCCGTGGGCGCGGTCGTGTACTTCGGGTCTGGCGGTGGAACTCACGTCGGTATCGTCACCAGCTATGACGCCGACACGATTTACACGGTGTCCGGAAACACCAACACCTCCGGCAGTGCAGAGGGGGATGGGGTCTATCGCAAGGCCTACGCCCGCAGGTCCAGCTACGTCTACGGCTACGGCTACCCGGACTATCCGGAGGGTCTTGTCTGTGCTGACCCGGCCTGGGAGGGCCGCGACGGCGTGACGTTTTTCGGCGAGGAAGCGTCCGACGATGACCTTCCCAGCGGCGATGGCAGCAGCCGACCGTCGACCCCGGCCGGCTCCGGCCGCCAGGTCGTCATTGACGGCCTGGCCTACGGCCCGGGAGCCAAGGGTGACCACATCACCCGCCTCGGTCGCATGCTCGTAGCCGCTGGCTGCTCGGCGTACGAGGAGGGGCCCGGCCCGGTGTGGACCAATGCTGACGCCGCGTCGATGCGCAAGTACCAGATCAAGATCGGTGACCGTGGTTCGGACGCTGACGGCATCCCGGGCAAGCTCCAGCTTGCCCGTCTGAAGCGGGAGTTCGGGAGGGCTGCGTAATGGCCTCGATACCGAAGCGCGGTCGGCACCGGGGGCCGGCCGCGGCCTTCCCGCTTCTGGAACTGCTGCGCGAGCACCCGGCTCGCGTGAACAGCATCGCCGCTGCGGCCGTCGCCCTCCTTGCGCAGTACGTCACCGTCCCCCAAGAAGCCATCCTGGCTCTGGTCGCCGCCCTCCTGGGGGCTGGCGAGGTGACACAGCGGGTGGAGAACGCCAAGACCGCGGCGAGATTCGAACTGTTGGCGAATGTCGCTGCACGGGGTGCCCGCTGGGCGTAAACGGAAGGACCCCGGACGCCTGTCCGGGGTCTTCTGCACTGTTGTCCCCGCACGCGCGGGGAGCAATTACCGGCCTCCACATACGTAAGGCTCATCCCCGCTAAGGCGGGGAGCATTCAGCCCAAGTCACATACTCCAGGGCCATCCCCGCTAAGGCGGGGAGTGTGGTGGTGCATCCCCCGCGTGTGCGGGGACAACTTACTTGGGTACAGCCCTTTGTAAGCACTAGGCCGAACCATCCCCGCTGACGCGGGGACAAGCACCCCCTGCTCGGTTGCCCTCGCTGGCGATGCAATCCCGAACTCTAGGGGCGGCCCCGGGCGTTCGCAAGCGTTCCTGGTAGACCCGTACGACTGGGGTGGCTGACGACTTGCAGCCCCAGGGTTCGAGGGCCCGGCCTCCGCGCCGGGCCCTCCTTACCCGCTCAGCGCCTTCCCTCGTCTGAATGGGTGGCTTTCCTGGTCAGGAGTGTCTGCCGGTCGTTAGCCAGGCATGGCCAAGTACCGCACCATGACCGTGGCCGTCACACTCACCGTCGTGACGCCCGGAGTGGGACTCGCGACAGCGGCACCCGCGTTCGCCGGGGGTGTCGGCGCTATCGCGAGTCCGGCGTTCGACAACACGTGCGTCACGCTCCGCCGCACGACACGGAGTATCGGGCAGGTAGTGAACACCCCCGGCTTGGGGAACGGTGTGGCTCAAGCGCCGGTGAGCATGCCCTACCAGCACTGCGGCGGCGCCGACATCGATCCGGGATTGATGGATCTATACAAGACTCTGGATCCCCAAAAATTCACCGTCAAGGCCCTAGTAGATAAATTTGGAGCTCGACCGGTCCGTTGATAGGGTTTTGCCCCTGGCGGGAAGGGCTGTCGGTGACGCTTCTGGAACCGGGCTATCAAAAGATTCTGAGCGTACAGCAGCGGTCCGCAGGTCACGGGCCGCAACGAACAAAGAATCTAATACTCGCTATTCCATTTCCCTCTGGGGCGAACGACAGAGCGGCATCATAAGGAGATTGCCCCGCCCATCGGTCCGATGGGCGGGGCAATTTTGTCGTGCCGGGGCTCTACAACAGGGCCAGGATGGGGTTTTCCGGTTGGACGGGCTTCGACTGAGGCTTCGCCGGCTGGGCCGGGGAGGTCTTCTTCTCCCGGGACACGGTCCGGGCTCGGGGCACCGGCGCGGACTTCTTCTGTGGGGCGAGGACCGGTGCAGCCGTGAGCTCGGGCGTCGATGCCGCCGCGGACTCAGGCCCAAAGGCAGGGGCAGAATCCGGCTCAGGCTCGACACCCGGTTCCTGCCGTTCAACGTCTTCCGCGAGGGAGATGACCACCGCCGGGCGACCTCCCGTTCCCTTCTCAGAGCTGACCGTGATGCCGGGCAGCGCCTTGACCTCTGCTGCGGTTGCGCCGACGAACGGGAGCACCTGGGACGATGTTGCCCTGCCTCCGTGCATGAGAACCCGGGCGCGGACCTTGTCTGCGAGGCTGATGGGCTGCTTCTTAGCCTTCTGCTGCGCAGCTCGCGCCACGACCTGGACGGCGTCCTGGACGGAGCGACGTACGAGAGTGAACGCTGCCCCCAGTCGCCCGGCCGTGATGTTCTCGGAGCGCTCGGAGGCAGCGAGGCAGGCCGCAACACGGAGGGTTTGTTCCGCGGTTCGCTCGATGAATACGGCCTGGTCCTCGGGGAGCGTCTCACTCAGGATCCGGGCGTAGCGGCGAATGAGCCGCCACAGCGGCTTTGCCTCCGGAAGGATGGTGATCACGCGGGGCTTTGCGGTGGCCCACTTGTAGGCCTCAGCCAGTGCTCCGCCGTCCACGGGCGGGAACTCAACCTCATCGTCCAGCATCGGAACAGGCGCGAGCAGGAAGGGCAGGATGCGGTTGTAGGAGCCGCCCGCCGCATCGGACTGCGCCACGTACGTTGCCCAATCCGATGGCGTGATGTGGGCGTGCAGGACCATGGCCGGGTTCTTGACTTCCTGCGGCCCTTCCTTGGTCGTGTTCCGGAGCGTTGCCCCGTCCCACGCGGTCCGCAGCTTGGTGGTGAAGGAGGCGTCACGCTTGGTTCGTTTGAGCACCTCCGACCATTCCTCTTCCAGGACCAGCGCACGCACGTCGCGGCCCTGCTCGGTCTCGGTCGTGGCCTCCTGCTGCTCCCACAGGTGGTTCACCAGGCTCGCCCCGGACGTGATGCCCGAGGTGGTGTGGGTGTGCAGGAAGCGGGCAAGGGCCTGGTCTACGACGTGCCGAGCTCCACGGAGCGCTTCGCCCTTGCCCCGGCCCGACCGTGCCACGAGGGCCGACCACAGCAGCACGGGGCGAGTGCTGCCCCGTGAGGCCAGGCGGACCGTGCTGCTAATGGCAGCAGACCACATGGTCAGGGCTGCAACGTAGATCCCGAGCAGACCGGTTTCCGCGAACGGGGCTATGCGTGCCACGGCCGCCCCAATGGGACCGTAGAGCATCGAGGTCTGGGTGTCCTTGGTGATGCGCAT